CTACATACCTCTGTGGCAAGACGCCAAGGGCAATCAGTTCCTGCATACCTCCACTGGCACCGGGTCCGTTCAGTTGCGGAACTGGGTTGTTGGGCATCGCGCGGGCAGGGATTGGGCCAGATGGGGCAATAGGCGCGGAAGGTGCCGGAGATGCCGCAGCGGGCGGTTGATCAACGACTGGAAGAGGCGCGGGCGCGGCAGGGGCTTGGGGTTGCTCTGGCGCGATGCGTGGATCCCGTGGCTCTGGGGGAGGGGATTGAAACTCAAGAGCATTGACGTTGGCCGCAAATTCTGCAGCGACAGCTTGCGGGTCTGGCGTTGGACGCGGCTGCGGGCGTGGCTCATTTGTCGGGGCCGTGTCCAGACCGATTGCGCGATTGAATTGCCCACGATCCATGTCAGGGTAGTGCGTCCCGTGGATGGCATCGGCAAGCTCACGATCGCTGAGATTCTCGTATTGCGGAAACTTCGCGCGGACATCGGCGATTGTAAGCTGGCCCATATGGGAACTCCTTTAGGCTGGGGGTATGTTCAAGATACCCAATGGGTCGCTGGCGTCCAGTGCTGGTTGCGCTGGCGTGACCGCTGCGGCTGGCGGTAAAGGAGACGGCGCGACTGGCTGTGCAGGTGCTGTCAGACTGGTCAGTTCGTCCACAACAGACGTAGACGCTGGTGGCGTAACTGTCGCGTCCGGTGTGGTCGATGATCGAACTGGCTGACCATCTGGGCCAACATAAGGCACCATGTTTCCATAACTGTCTCGCCCGTGCATGACGCCGTTGATTTCGTAGTTGCCATACAGCCGCGTTGTGCGCTGACCGCTGGTCGGGTTTGCTGTCGGCGACGAAGATGATGGCCGTGTGCTTGTGCGGCGAGGGCTTGTTCGAGACGTGCGAGGTGCAGCAACAGGCTGTGGATTGATGATCGCGTCCAGCTTGGTTTGCGCAATGCTCTTGAGATACGCGGGCGCATCAGGGTTGTTGAGAACTTCGAGGTATCCTTGAACCTCTGGATTGTTCGCGGCCTGCCCAAGAACAGATGATGTCATCCCGCTTTGCTGTTCAGCCTGCGCATCTTCACGCTTACGAGTTGCACGGCCACCGATGGCAGCGCCTGCGATTGGTGCAAGTAGGTTTGCCAACGGAGAACCAGAGGCTTGAGCATTTGACATGCCAGCCTGCACAAGCTGCATGATCATGTCATACTGGGCCTGACTTCCCTGCTCTGGGAAAAAGCCGTTCATGCGCTCACGAATTGTTGGCTGCGCCTGCCCAAGATTGTCGGGCCGCGCTTGTGGACGCGGGCTTGCGCTGGGCGCACCAGAAGTTGGCGTGGGACGGGCCATAGGACGTGTTGTTCCTGCGGTAGCGTTACCGCTTCCAAATGGCTTAGGCATGTGTCACCTCCGGCAAGATGCTGTAATCCACGGAAAACCACTCCCCGATCTTCCAAACTGCGCACGGCAAGTGCTTGATGACTTCCTGCGCCATGTAACCTGTCCGAATTGTGCCAGGGGCATCCCAAATGTAGCGATAGGCATAAACAGTCAGGTCGCCGCGCTTGGATACCGGAACAATGTCAGTCTTCAATCGGCGGTCAGACTTCATCAACATGGCGCCACCCAGAGAACCCAATGCTCCCATTGTAGATGCGCTTCTCTGCTGGTCGGCCTGATACTGGCCCATCTCTTGCTGATACTGCTGGCCCACAAGGTTGCTATAATTGACGCCAGACGCTTGACCGCTGGGCAGTGCATTGGGCGCGTTATACCCGCCGCCCATAGCTGCCACCAATTCAGAGATGGCGCTGGATCGCTCTGCCTGATCAAGGCTGAACTGTCGGCTTTGCTCCTGACCTGCGGCAAGGTTTGCATCTGTGGATAGGTTGCTCAATGCGGTGTTCACATTGCGCTGCTGATCATCATAGGCTTCTGTGAACGCCTCAGACCCAACGGGCAATCCACGCGCCTGCAGGTTGGTAAGCAAGCGGTTATTCTCCCGATCAAAGCCTTCCTGCATTGTGGAATAGTTGCGATCAAAGATGTCTTGGGCAATCGTGCCGCGATCACCAACGCGCGGCGCTTCGGGCATACCGTCGATATTGTCCGAGATGACACGATTTGTCAGGCTGAGCGATGCAGGCTCCAAGGCCTCACGCATAGCCTGCTCGTGCGGGCTTTCATTGTAGGTTTGCGCAGACTGAAAGCCTTCTGGCGCAATGCCCGCTTGAAAGTTTCCATTTGCGTCTGTGTAACCATGCCGAACGCCACCGCCACTAGGGCTGTATGTGTCAAGGCGATTGAATTGCGCTTCCGCAGATGCTGTCTCCTGCGGATCCGGCGCTGCCGGTGCGCTGCTTCCTTTTCCCATGATTACCAATCCATCTGCAGTTATGTTTGAACATTTTCAGGACTACCATTGATGATCCGTCATGTGCGGCATACCTAATGATTGCCTCTGGCTCAAACCCCAGCTTGGTTGCAAGGTTCAGGGATTGTGGGTTGCTAGATGGCGCCAAGACGCTAATGGCCTCACATCCGAGTTGGTTGAACGGATAGTTGAATATTCGGAACATGGTGTTCCTTGTCGCCCAGCCTTCGTGGTCAACGGCGATCGAGGCTTCAACGTGAACGCCGTTCCATCGCTCAAACACAACACCTGCTACCAGTTCTCCATTCGCGACAACGCCCAGCGCTGTGGCGTCAACACTTGGCGTGAATTGAGGAATGCGCTTGGCCACCCATTGGGCCACTTCATCATCGAAGCCAAACAAGACATTTCCGACAAGCTGCTTCAAACTAAACCTGCCAACAAACTTTCAAAAGATACATTGCGCCCCGTGACTACAAACCTTGCTTGAAACACTCTACCTGCGGCATTCACACCAATAACCTCATTCAAAGCCACCTGATTCCCCGGATTGTCTGGTTTCATATTCACGGTCTGAGTGGCTTGGATGATGTCGCCTTCCGTTTGATCATGGTCAGTCAAAACAGTAATGGATATCGACATTTCGCCCTGACCGATAATTGTTGGTATTAAGTAAGATATTTCGGAATGGCGAGGTAAACGTATCCAAGATGTATAAAACGTCGCGGTTACATCTTCGTCTATGTCACCGCCCTCTGACAAGGTGCAATTTCTCCCATCTTGATGAGTAAAGTCGGTGTCACCATTCAAATCATGCCACCAACTTGCAGGATAATTTGAAGTGCTCCACGCCTGAGCATCCACATCAAGAACGTATTGCTTAAACCCATCAAGAATAGGCACGTTTATCAGGAACTGACTGCCATCTTCTCGCGGGTGCATTTGCCAGCCCCGCAATGCCTTTGATGTCTTAACGTCTTCGAGCAATAAATCAGATATTGGCTTCCCAACAGAGGTAGTCAGCGCCAATGCACCTTTTGCTAAACTGTCACGAGCAGAGACGATGCCTCTTGTCGTTAAGAACCAAAGATCAGAACCAAAAGACGCAATCGCAAATTTTGAAACAGGGGCGGCAACTTTTACGCGGCCCAACAGGCGCCAGTCATTCACATCTCCCGGATCCAGCCCTTCATAAAGGATCATCATGCCCGTGCTGGTTAGAATGACCAAAATATCATTCATGCCGTGAGCTGCGTTGATAGTCATGGACGTTATGGCAGTTACTTTTCCAGTGACGTTCCCCAATCTATCTAAAGGAAAGCGAACGACTGGCCCCATCACTGCCCCAATGTCTCCATAGTAGAACGCAAGTTCTTGATCATCCCAAAGATAAATTCTGTCGTGGTGTGAAAAAACGCCATTGAAAGTGTTTACTGACTTGCCTGTGTCCGTCGAAAAGTTAGCAGTGTAGAAACTTTCGCCGTCATATCTCATCACTGGACCAGTCCCGTCTGCGAATACGATGTTTGAGCTTATTGAAGCGTAAGAAACATCTGCGGGGAAGGTTCTAAAATAAGAGTGGTCTGCGCATTCAACTCGATTTGGAAAAATGTTAATGTATTGCGGATCGTTACCTATTTCAAAAGGTATGCGTTGCTGAGCTGATTCATCACTTTTGACTTGGAAGCCATCTCGCATTTGCAAAGCCATCCCGTTGCTTTGCCAGTTTTCGAGAACAGGTGACATTGCCCCAGACATTTCAGATGTCTTGGCTTGGTCAAGCAGTCCGCGCAAAGGCAGCGGCCAAGGAACCTCAGAGGCGAGACGTTGGCTGCGGGCGCGTTCCATTGCTGCGGCTTGGCTTCTGGACATTACATTTTCGCCTTCATGAAATAGTAAACCTCGATTGAATGAGGCCGGTTGTTAAATGAATCCCCGCCACCAGATTGATTGACGCTAACTCCGGTTTGGGCGCTTTCAACTGAAACTGTAGCTGTGGCATCATTGATGGTCACTCCGGTTTCAGCTGAATCGACGCTAACGCCAGTGGTTGAGTTGCCAGTGTTTCCGCCATTTTGCACAGTCACCTCGTCTGATCCAGTCGCGGCATCGCCAATGCTGCCCGCCTCATCTACAGAATGCGTGTGGCCGGGGTCAGTGATAGTATGAATGTGGCCGGGATCAGTGATTTGGTGGCTGTGCGGCGGTGACGTTGCAACGTGGCTGTGGCCGGGGTCAGTGATTTCGTGACCGTGCTCTGGCATTTGGTCGACAGTCAGAGTGACTTCATTTGCCCCGATGAAAGCGCCAGCCAACTCGTTTGTTCCCGTCAGGTATGTTTCGGACAGGTCGGGCAGGTCAAATGTCAGTTCATCCTCTCCGAATTTTCCACCAATATCCGCGTAAAGCTGTGGAAAGTCTGCCTTCGATAACGATTGTCCTGCGATCTGAACCCATGCCTCCCCTGGAGACACGTCCGTAAACTTTGAAACAATAGACCCAACAGGAATTAAGTATTCCTCAAGGTATCCAGCAAGCAAGCTAAGATTTGTTAGGTCGTAGTTTCGAGTTCTACGGCGAGATGAAAGCCCTGATAAAAGGTCTCTAATGGCGCTCATTACGTCACCAGCCACTGCCCTGCGCCAAGCGGAGCAACTTCTTCATGCGGTGCGATATTCCCGAATGAAATGGTTCGCCCGCGGCTTGCGTCATTTGCTAAAAACACATCTTTTTCGCGCTCATACTCGTCATATATTTCCGCGTATGACATCGAGAGGCCTTTTCTTAAACGCCACGTCATACCTAAACTGACGACATGATCATCATCAATGGCGCAGCGATCCGTGTCATGTGCAAAATTTTCGGCCCTGACTTGATAGGCTGGGAATTTAGCGTTTGAAGTCGTAGCTGGTATTCTACGCAGTTCTTCTGCTGGCGTTTTCCCCCACGCAGACGTTCCCCAAGTTGCTTCCCCCCACTGAGGTTCGATTCCATCATCAACATTCTTGTAAGCGTTATCTGAGAGGTATCCTTCCCTTGGGACTAAGGGAGATATTGGCTGCAAATATCCACCAACAGACTGCAAGTCTTTATCTGTTGCGTCACGCGCAACCGGGTAACGCGAAAGATATTCGATGACTACAATTTCTTCTGTCGTTGGTGTTGGCTCAAAGTGGATGAGGTTGTTCTTGATGCGCCACCCCATAGGGACAGCCGTGTATTGCATTCCCGCGATCCAGTTGCTCCACGTCTGCGGATTGACCGGACCAAGAATGCCAAGTGGCCAGCGATTGCGCTGCTCTGTTCCTGCGATCATTTTATAAAGGTCTGGTGGCATCCGGTATGCGTAGACACCGGGCTTTGTTGCGAACACCCACTGAGAGTGAAAGCCTGAGACGCCGTTCTTCATCGCGCCACGCATGATGTCGCGCAAAGTATCTTTGATTGCTACGCGCAGGATCCGAGCAATTCGGTCATTGTTGCCAAAGATTTCTTCTGGCGTGTTTACCGTGGCCCGATCACAGACCTCAACTGCAAGCTCTTTGATTGTTCGGGCCACGATGTCATTCCTTAATCTTGAAGTGGGTCGTCATCCATACCGCCATCGCCATCAGCGAGAGGGTTGTGGGTGCTGTCGATGTCTGGGCCTTCATCGCGGGCGACTGTCGGGCTAACTGGCTGCATTGCCTGCGTCCCGCCACCTGCGTTCATCATTTGCTCAAGCGCTTCAAGACGAGCTGTAAGCTGTGCGTTGGCTGCCTCTGCGCGATCTGCACGAGATGTCTGGGCATTCAGCGCTGCATCCTGTGCCGCTTTGGCCTCGGCATAGTCGATGACATCTGCACCATCTGTGCTGCGCTTCTTCCATTCTTCGGCAACAGAACGCACAAAACGGCCCTCGTGACCAATGCGGCCAATGACCTCTTCACCAACTGACAACACGTCCTCAATGGAACGCAGGCCAGACAGTTGCATGATTTGGATTTGGGAGTTGGAGATACCGGGCAATTCGGAAAGGGCCGTGCCGCTAACAGGCATATCACCATGCTTGGTGAAGTATTCCCATTCGGCGGGGTAAAGCTCTTGCGCCTTTTCCGGCGTGATGTAGCTGGACGATGATGTGTTCGGATCACCGATTGGCTGCTTCATCAGGCGCAGGCGGCGAACACGCTTGCCGTTTTTCTCTGGGTCTATGGTGTCGGCTTTAACCATGTCCCATTGGAATGTGATGTAGACACCACGCCCTTGAACGGCAGTAAAACCCGCCCCTAAGTCCGCGTGAGTTTTCCCTGTCACAATTTGATTTGGGTGCTGCATATCAATGCTCCGTTCCGGTGTAAAAAAGGGGGCAGGATTGCGCCCGCCCCCTTCATGCCATGTTTATCTTAGTCAGCCAAGCGACCGTGACGTGCGCGGTTGCCGGTGATGAAGTTACCCATACCAGCCAGAACCACTGTGTCGCTGTCTTCGGTGACAGGGCGGCGAGGGCCGGACAGGACCACGTTGTTACGCTTGCGGTGCATGATCATCTCAATCTCGGAGAGGTCGAGGAAATACATGCCCGTTGGCGCATAACCACCATCGCCACCATCCGGCACAACTGGGATGCCTTCAAACAAGATGTTCTTGAAGCCCGCATCGGCGATCTTCGAGTCCATGTAGCGGCGCTGGTTCTGCAGGGACTGAGAGAGGACGGAGTAATAGCTGTTGTCGGAGACAATCAGGTCCGTCTTGTCAGTGCCACGTTGCAGTTGCAGCGTCAGGTCCAGCATGTCCGCATAGATCGCGGCAGTTGTCGCACCCAAGGTTGCTTTGCGGCGGTTGTCCCACCATGTAGCGGTTGTGGAGTTGATGCCACCAACAGTTGCACCAGCCGCACCGGCCACCAACAGAGCCAAGCCACCGAACTCTTTACCAGCACTGCCTGTGCCGTCAGAGTATGCGGATTCGTGCATCTTGTTTGCGATTGTGCGTTCAGCGTTTTCGATCCGGGCTTTCATCATAGAGATGATCTGCTCTTCACCATCGTTCTGCAGCATTTCGAGACCGGAGATGGACACGCCACAAGCGTATTGCTTCCACGGATACTCGGCGGATGTCAGAACTTCTTGGCCCGCCACGTTCAGCGATTCACGCCCAGCATAGAACTGGAAGTTCGCGTTCTCACCGTAGCTGATCGGGCAAGAGATGGTCCGACCACCGCCAACAAGACGGATGCGGCCCTTGCGGCGAAGCTGCAGCATGAAGGCGTTGTTCTTTGTGGTCGCGTCTGCGATTTTCGGCCGGCGGTGACGGAGGGTCGCCGTGACCAACTCAAGCATGTCTGGATTGGACATGGTATTCTCCTAGCGATCCCCGCCCGCTTTATGAGCTTCCGGCCATCTGCTTGCGCAGGAAGGCTTCAAGTCCCAAGTCGGCGTCTTCGGCGGGTTGTGGTCCTGCACCTTGGCCCGGACCCCCAATGATTTTTGTGCTGGCTGCTTTTGCTTTCGCCACGGCTGCCGCGTTCTGGTTCGGTTTTGCCACATCTGCGGCAGGCTGTGCGGCGGACTGTGCAGCGATAAGACGCTGTGTTGCCGCTTCACGGGTGTCGGGGTGTGCAAGTTCGGCCTGATCATAAGCCTTGGCCAAAGACTCTGCAGTCATTGGCTGCCCCGATGCCGCCACCTCTGCCTTCACAATGGCAAGAATAGTTGGTTGCAGCTTTTCAAAGTGCGGGCGAAGTGGCTGACCGTCTGGGCCAGCTTCTGAAATAAGGTTCATCACCGTGCGGCGGCTTTGCTCTTGCGGCGTGTCCGGCCCGTATTGCTGCTGCGGTGTGTTCGCGGCTTTAAGGCGCCGGTTTTCTTCGATCAGTTCACGCTCACGATCAGACATGAATGGATCATCATCTTCCTCACCGCCCACATCCTTCTCGACCTTATAGCCCAGCTTGGCAGCCGCGCCTTTCAAGAACTCTTCGGCTTTGGCAGTGTCGCCACCGGATGTCTGGCCAACAACCCACGCCACATATCCGGCTGGGTCGCGCTGGGCATAGTCGTTCACGTTGACGAAGTAAGCGACAGCATCCTTTGGCTCAATCCCAAGCGTCTCAAGCTCTTTCTCACGCCCTTTGAAAGGGGCCATGACAGCCTGATAATCGGCACGTTCCGCCTCAAGTCGGGTTCGGACACCTTCCGGCATCCCACCGATGGCCGCTGCATAGTCTTCATCGCTGACGGCTGGCGCATCTTTGGGCGTGTTTTTGTCGTCAGTCTTTTGTTCGCCTGTCGGCTTATCCTCTGCCTTGGCGTCGGCCTTTGGCGCATCTTGCGGCTTTGGATCTGCATCCTTGTCGGTAGCAGGCTTGGCTTTGTCATCTGGCTTGGGATCAGCTGCGGCTTTGCCTGCAGTTGTCGTCGCTTTGTCGCGGGCGTCTTGAACGCGCTTAACGCCTTCCTCTTCCTCTACGGTAGAGCGTGGCTCGATCGCATCTTCATCAAGTGGCGCATCAAAGCCGCCATTGTCGTCATCTTCGCCCTCACCACCGGAGAGCTTACCCATCTCTTCGCGCAGTGTCGCGGAAAGGTCATCTTCGCTGTCGGGCAGGCCCGCTGCGTCATCATCAATCAAGTCATCACGGTCTGCCATGTTCGGCTCCTACTTTGGTCGTGTTAATTTTTGCGCCCATCAATGAGGGCAAGAGAATGTAACATGGGGCAGCCGAAACCGCCCCATGTTATTGCTTAGACGATGATCCAGTCCGTCGCGGCTTGATCTGCCTCAGTCGGCTGGTAGTTTTGCCCACCGTGCTTTGGGTCAACGCAACGGCCATCAAGCCATGCAAGGCGGCGAATTGTTTTGCCTTCTTTGGTGTATGCCTCTGTAGCATCTTCAAAGTCGACACAGCCCATCTTTTCAGCGCGGGCCGCGTCTGCATCTTCCGGTTCGCCCTTCAATGGAGCGTCCAGACCGGGTCGACCATCAGCGGGCGCATCACTTGGCGGGATAATGTCACCACCGCTGGTCTCGCTTGCGGCTTCATCCTCTGCGTCTTTCGCGTCGATTGCAGCTTGGATGTCTGCCTTGGTCATCTCTTCGGTGACTTGAACGCCTTTTTCTTTGGCGAGAGCGGTCAGTTCATCTTTGTTCATGGGTCGCTGCCTTTCTGTGCGTGGAGGGTGTGCGCGAGTGCGTCCATCCCATTGTTTGCGGCTTGTTCAAGGTTCGTCCGCATCAGGGCGCGTTTGCGTTTTGCATCCCCAGGTGCTGTGCGAAGGCGACAAGCCGCATCGACCGCCTTCAACATTTGCTCGGCTGCTTTGTTCAGAGCCTGTGCCATCTGACGCTCTTCGTCAGAGGCGTAATCACGCGGGGCCAGTATTGTCATCGCCAATAATCTCCATGCCTTCTGTGCTCACGGCCTCTTCGGCGGTGGCTTTTTCGTTCACCTCTTCAATCATCTGAGGCGGTGGGCGGTTAAGAGGATCCGTTTGAATGGCCTTCTTGATGTCCTGCACAAGCTCTTCTTCGTAGGATTTGCTGTCGAAGTCCTGCTTGTGTGTTCCTGCCGTTTCTTTGAACGGCTCGAACTCGACAAGCCCGTTTTGCTCCATGAATTTGCGCTGCGTCTGGCGGCTGTCGATGTAGACGCCGCCTTCAACATGCGGCTCGATGTCGCCAATGATCATCGGAGCAGATAGAAGAGGCGCGGGACGTGGTGCAGGACGGCAGTTGTGCGGCAGTGGCTCATCAACCCTGTGCCAGCCGCCGCAGACCTTGCACTTGCGCTTCTTGCCGCCCTTTTCTTCCCAGATATCGTCATGCGGACCAAAGATGGCCGCGTGACGCTCAGGTGTAATGCCGATAGGTTTAGCCACGATCAATTACCCAATGGGTTTTCGATGCTGCCGCCTTCGGGATCCAGCACTTTATCGGTTGGGGCGTAACGCTCTTGGAATGCCTCATCGTTAGCCATGAACACAACGCCGTTCGTGTTGCAGATGATCCAGTCACCAACAGCAATATCGCCGTCCATGATTTCAGTCTGCAGGCGTAGATGGTTGTCATCCTTTCCCGATGTGGAGAGCACGGCGGCAACGCTCAAGAGTTCAAACCAGTTCTTGAGATTGCCCCAGTTCTTGCCGGTCCATTGCATCGCGCGGACGGTCTGGGGCTTTGAGCGATAGTATCCCATCAGAAGTCACCTCCCAAAACAGCATGAACCGTAGAGCGGAAAAGCGCATCTTTGACTTGCTGCTCTGCTGGCAATTCATCGAACGGCACGATGCAAGGATGTGTCTTGGCGTTAGGGTCTTTGACCTCACCATACACCCATCCGTTATCCAGCTTTTCAGACATCCAGCTATCATGGGACGCGCTGTCACCCGCATTGGGGTTCGACATATGGAACGCCACGCCGTTCTTGGCGCTGTCCTGCTGCCAATCTGGCGCATCAACCCATGCCGGTTGCGAAAAGTCGCCGGTCATCTGACACCACACACGGTTAATTTCGTGGGCAAGCATTGCCGCAGTATCGAGGGCTGCCGATGTGGTTGAGAGGTCCGCGCCCCCGGTCATCTCGTGCAAAGACTGGCGCAACAGGTAGCCTTCAAGTTGCCATATCTTCTCACGGGCGTTCTTGCGAGCAATCTCTTTGCCCAGATCAGGATCAAAGTTTGCGATGCTGGCTGCTGCACTTTCGCCTGTGACTGTAAAACCATTCTTGAGGTGCAGAACACAGACGGTCAAAGATGTCCCTTCTGGGTTCCAATACACTTCATCAACAATTGTCGCGTCGATTTGGTGTGGTGTCATCCGTGGCGCGGTCAAGCCTTTGCTTTGAATCGCGGCCTCGATGTCGTTTTCGTTGCTTCCCATTTGGGTGCTCCTCTTTGGGTTGGTGGTTGTTTTAGTAAAGTGGCGGCACGAAACCATTGGCCGGATCATTGAGGTATTGCAACCGTTGGTCTGGCGTCATCTGCATGTAGGTCTCGTAGTCTTGGCCCAACTCGTTCTTGAAATACTCATCGCCGGTTGGGTCGATAGGTGCGCTGTATTGGAAGCGATCGCCATGTTGTTGCTGCATCATTCGTTGCGCAGACGCAGGATCCATTGGCACGTTAGTTGCGCCACCTTCCATCTGCATCAGTTCATCATCGGATGGTGGAACGCGCGGCGGCGTTTCAAATGTTGCACCGCCATCAATCAACGCGCCCCACTCTGCCATCATGTCCTCATGGCCATCACGAGCCATAGCAATTTCCGGCATCCCTGCGTTGGGGTTTGCCAAAACATCTTGATTGCGCCGAACCTGACGCTCCAACTGGTGCGCCCGTTGATTGCTGGCAGGTGGTGGCATCTGAGCGCCGCCCTGACCCTGTGCCATAGCCTGTGCGAGTTGCGCGATTAACTGTTCCATCAGGCTTGGCCCTCCATCTGCTTCATAAACCCATCGGCGATAGTCTTTGCGCCTTGCATCCGCATATCATGCTTTTGCTCTTTGTCAGCCAGCGCCGCATCGCCCTGCAAGTCCATCTCTTTGAGCATCTTTGCGCTCTCGGCTCTGATCTTGGCAACAGTGACCTGTGTGTCTTCTTTTGGCTCGGTGTTGATCTGATCAGGCAGCGAGGACAACATGCCTTCCAGCGTCCGGCTCTTCGGGAAGCCGCGCACCGCAAACAGCATCAGTTCCTTGATGATCTTCATGTCGATCACACCGGACTGCGCCATCGGGAACAAGTTTTCGGCCATTGTGCCAAATGCTTGCAGGAACTCGACACGCTGCTTCTTGTCCTCTTCGGCGTCCTGCAGAATTGTGCCGTCTGTTTCAATGGACAGGGAGAACTTGCGGGTCATGTCATCGCGCAAGGTGTTGTGAACACGCTCCCAGCTTGTCTGCTCAAAGAACGGGATGTTTGGTTCAGGCGGTGGCTTCTGCCCTTGGGCCTGTGCAGCTTGTGCCGATGCACCCCACTGCGCCTTGGCTTGCTCGACTGCTGCGTTCATCTCTTGCAGCTTGACGTCGGTTTCCGGCAGTTCGAGATTCACAATGTCCATGATTGTCTTGGTGTCAAAGTGCTCGACGGCAATCTCTACCATGATGCGGATGGTATCGCGGGCGAACTTGTGCATCTTGCTCTGCTTGTCGCGCAAGCGCAGGTTGGCATAGTTGCCTTTCAACTGTTGAGCACCCAGCGTTTCGTTTGGATCGGACTGGCCGCGCACGATGTCGCTGATACCGCTGATCTCATACATGGCCTGTTTGGCTTGCTCACGCATGGTAATCAGCGCCTGAGCCGCTTTGATGAACTGATCAAGGGGCAGCCACTGGATAATCCCCTGTGTGCCACCCTTTTCCAAGAACCCAACCCATTCCTCAATCGGGATCATCTTGTTCTTACCATCCAAGAGCTTCTTCATCTCTTCGACCATCTTGCCCGGATACGCGCCGGACAGACTGATAGAGTTGAGGATCGAGGCCAGTTTCTGAGTGGCAATGTCCACCTCTTCGGCGCGGGCGCGGTAGAAGGCAGTGTCAGGGCGTGGCGTCAACATCCCGTTCTTGGTCACGGCCAGCAATGGCTTTGGACAGTTGAAGAACTCTTCAAGCTGCAGCGGGTCATCGGCTTCATCAAGGATGTCGTCACGGTAATGAGGAGACCACCAGATAACGCGCTGCGATTCCTTGTCCCAGATCTCGAATACAATGCACTGATCATGCGCAGATGCGCTGGGCGTGTTGGATGTTTCGGCATCCTTGTCCGGTTCCCAGCCTGTCTTTTCTGAACCTTTCCCATCGCGCCTGTCGCCTTTGAGGCCGTCGATTGGATAGTTCATGTATTCAGAGCACTGCTTCCCGCCCTCTTCCTGACTGTCAAAGCGATCTTTTACCTGCTTCTTGGTCATTGGTGTTTCAAATGCAATCCAGCGCATCTCGTCCCATGCGTTTGCTGGGCTGAACATCACGCGGGACCAAGGCCAGTGTCGAACCTTGATCTTTTCCTTGGACTTCACGTCCGTCATCATCGGCTGACCTGTGGCTTGATCAAGCGCAGGCTGGCCAGTCGTCGGATCAATCACAGGCTCTTGCGTGAACTGGGCTTGATACATCACTCGGCATGTCCCGCGCCCCGGCACCAGCCAGTCATCACGAGATAGCTCCATTGCTTCGTCAAAGCGGGATGTGTCGATGAGATAGTCGGCGAGACGTTGAACTGCGAGGGCTGCGATGCGCTCGGTTGGGTTATTGTCTCCGTCGCCCCCAAAGCGGCGGCGCACAATCGGGTCGGGCGTGTCGGAGTAGACCAGAGGCTTGAGCACCTCAATGTTGGCGTGGATGATGTTGGTCTGGTGCTCGGTCCTTTGGTATTCCTTGGTGTGATAGCCCTTGTCGTCTTCACCGAAGTATGACTTCTCGGCTTCACGCCCTTCATCACGGAAACGGCTTTCACCATTCAGCGCGGCGTTCATCTGCTGCGACCAGAACTGCCACGATTCAGACGGGCCTTGCGCATCGGCCTCTTCGGATGTCTCGATGTCCTCTTGCGCTACGGCGCTTTGTTCATCGAAGTCTACCGCAGTGCCACCGCCTGCTGAGTATTTGCCATGCTCATTTGATGCCATCAGTCAATCTCGCTTTCATGCCGCAGGAATAGCTCATGTAGGGTCTCTCCGTGCGGCGAACCTTTGCGTTTCTTGGTCCCAGAGACAATATCTGCCAGCATACGAGCCAGCAATGTTGCCGTATCCACCATATCATCATGCTTGCCTGCGGGGAACGCCAGCATCTCTGACCTGAATAGCTCTGTCATGGGATGGCCGCGCGGCAAATAGAACTTGCCCATTGATGCCATGCCCAGCAAGCCTTGGGCGCGTTGTTCTTTGGATGTGGCGCTCGTGTATTGCTTGCGGTGAACGAACACACCATCATCTCGCATCTGCCGCACAAGAAACGGCCCGACACCTTTGATGATTTGCCCCTGCTCTTCACCGGCCATAAGCGGGCGCCATAGCTTAGCCAGCCGTAAGAACTGATTGACCCACTCATCTGACAGGGTGCGGCCACGCCACATATCGAGCATGTAGATGTTGAAGTCAGGATCCACACCCCAGACCGCATGAACGGTATAGTCTGGGTCTGGGCTGCCCGCCTCTGCCGTGACCGCATAGTCAGAGGTCATGTAGACTGTCAGGCTGCCAAGGTCGATGTCGCTCAATTCGTAGTATTGGATATGCTCTGACTGGAAGAACAAGCCTTCCTGTGGCGATGGTCGACCCTGATACAGTGCGGACCAGATGTATCCACCACGACGCTCAACTGCGCCCCATGCTTTCTCGCCCCATTCATCGGGCCACAACCATTCACCAATGGCGCGGCCTATCGGGTCTTTTTCTTCGGCCTTGGCGGGAATGTTGAGCACATACCACGGTTCTCCGGTTTCCCTGTCTTTGATCCAGCCGGACTCGCCGTTGTAATCTTCGGGAAGGATGCGGCCTGCCACATCATCCTCGTGCCACCGTGTTCCGATCATCAGTTGTTTGCGGCGTCCCTGCAGTCGTGTGAGCAAGTCAGCCTTGTAGGTTTCCCATGCCTCTTCGCGCATGTGTGGACTGAGCGCCATCTTTCGGCCTTTGATCAGGTCATCCATGATCAGCCATTCTGCAGGGTTGCCGTGCGTTGATCCGCCCATGAGACCAAAGCCGTTGTATTCGCCACCCACCGTTGTCGCCCATTGTGACTTGGCCTGACTGTCTGGGGCCAGTTGCGTGTTAAAAGGGAATTTTGGAGATTTGAGGTAATTGCGGACGTTCTTGCCCACCTTCTCTGCAAATTTCTGCGTGTGAACGCCCGACATCACGTTGCTGAGGGGATACTTGCCGATCAGCCATGATGGGGCCAGCATCGTGCAGAGCGTGGACTTTGCCATCCGTGGCGGAAGGGAAACCATTGCGCGGTCAATCTTGTCATCGTCCATCGCTTGGACCAGCTGACAGATTTTGCGGTGATGTGGCTGTGGGGTGAAGCCTGTCATCCGCTGGTAATAATGCAGGAATGATTGCTGTGATCGCTTCACATCAAGTGCGCGAAGTATCTCAAGCTCCTTGCGTTCTGCGGCTGTGATCATCCCCATCGGTTATGTCTCAAAAGAAAACCCGCCGCTCCATGACGGAACAAGCGGGCGAAAGTTATTGAGGCAGGTTTCAATACAGGCAAGAAACCTATCGAGCAGTTTTGGTTGCAGGGACTGGATTTGAACCAGCGACCTAAAGGGTATGAACCTATCGCGCTACCAGACTGCGCCACCCTGCCCGACATCATTACTCCACATCATGCCGTTTGCGCAAGGCCTCAAGCTCTTGGCGCAGTTGATCTGATTCCATCTCCTCGAATTGTCCGTCGATGACTTGACCGCCTGTTGGCGTGATGTCGCGCGGCGCTGGCAGACCTCCGGCTGGTGGTGGCGGTGCGTCTCCGAACAGATCGGCAAAGCGTTTCTTGGCAATCATGGCGTAGAGAGGCCCGATTGCGCCTTCCTTTTTCCCACGCGCGGCCTGCATCAACTCAGCGGTGAACGCGGCCCGCAACTTTGTGACGGCCACGGCATAGGCCTCTGCAAACTCTGGGTATCGCTCGATCCACCCAAACATGCGCATCTCTGTCACGCCTATCTCTGCGGCCCATTGCTCAGGGAATGTCATATCCTCGGCCATCATCTTGATCTGATCGCACAAATAGGCCTCGTAATATGGATCTGCGGCTTCCTCGTGGGGGAGGGCTGGGTTCTCTACTGCATGGTCGATGCTGTCTTGCAGCCTTTCAGCCGTCAGCCGTTTAACCTTTGCATTTGTTGGTGTGAGCGGGTCATTCATAACAGCGCTGCCTTTCCCGCGTCTGTGATCTTTGGTGGTCGGCCCGCTTTGACAAGCTCTGCCCTTATCATCTGGTCGAGCATGTCTTGGCTGTCTGCCTCTGAGCACGATAGCGCATCTCTGATCGCTCGTCTTGCGCTGACATCGGATGAACGGTCATCAACAGCCCTGAGAGCGAGAAATAGACGCACGGGTATCTCGCCCGTTGCCACCAGCCGGGGAAGTGATCGAAGTTTGAACTCTCGCCGCGCTGCAAAGTATTGATATAGGCCCGCATCGACACGGCGCTGGGTGATGACCACGGCCCCGAACTCTGACATCAGCGCCGCATAATCTCCCAGAACTTTGAGGTGTGGCATCCCTTCCTGATCTGTCAGCATCTGCCCTATATGATAAAGACAGCGATCACCTTGCGGTGCGCTGAACATCCAGTCCTTGAACTGATCCATTGTGTAGACTACGGCATCTGGGCTCCAGTGAAGCCGGTGTTTTGCTGTCCCCAAACTGCCCTCATATCTCTCTCACGTTGACGCCTTGCGCTGCGAGTATTGCTTTCTTGATCAAGTAGATGTCAGCCGCGTATCCCTTCGCGTCCTCAACCACCAGTTGCCCGCCTTCGTTGTATGTAAAGTCTGCTTTGTAGGCCATCACTCTGCCCGTGGGCGTGAGTATCGGCCCATCGCGGCCTATAAGTTGGATCCGAACCTGTCGCTTGAGGTCCGAGATTTGCCCCGCCTTTTCGAGCAACAGCAATTCGCCCCAACGTCGCGCCTCTTTCTTGCTGTCAAACCAGAACCCGTAAGCGAACGTGCGCTTGCTGTTTTTGCCTGCTGCGTTCTTTTCGCCCTGGGGCTTGGCCTGATCGGCGATGAGTTGGGCTGCTGTCATGCGTTCGGTCATCGCCTCCTGACCTCCATGCGCATGTAGTCGACAAGGTTGTCGATCTGGATTGCCATCACACGCGCATCGCCGCCATGACGCCGCAGCCGTTGAATGTGTGGCGCATAATGCCGCTTGCAGGCTGCGACCTCGGCATTGTTGGTGCATCGGCCCAGCGCGTCCTTGATCTGTTGCACCGTAGCGCCGCGCCCGTTCCCGCGATCTGGACAGGTTGGACAGGTCTCGTCGTAAACCTTGCCGCAGACCGCGCATATGAACAGGCTGTTGCTCAATGCGATGTCTCCTTCATCAGACGAGCCATTTCCATTTCATAGAATTGCGCAATGCTGATCGTTTGATGCCAGCCGCCGTGGTTCTTGCCGCCACGACCTCGTGTTCGCGCCGGAAGCCCAAGCAAAACCCGCCGATGCCCTATTGCGCTGCGGTGTGAGTATCCGCCTGCTGCGGCCATGTCTGTGCTGCTGACACCTGCCATCCACATGCGCGTGAACGTCGCATCATCCAGCAACTTCATGCATTCTTTGTTGCCTGTGCGTGGCGGCAATCCAAGTGCTCGGGCTTTGTAGCTCAGTCCCGCTCGCGTGACGCCCAGCGCTGCCGCGACCTTTTCTGTTGGAATATCTAGTCGAGACCACAAAGGCCGCAGGTCATCAGCGGTCAGGTGCTTCAACGGCCTGTGATTGTTCCCCCCTGGCATCTCAGTGCTCCACAAATGCGATTGGTTTGTCTGTTGACCAGCACACACCGCAGTTGCCACAATGCCTGCCCTCTGGTGATCCCTTCATTCCGTCCAACTGCTCAGGGCAGACAATGGCGTCACCGATGCTCTTTTCCTGCGTTGGGAATGGCAGGGTAAAGCTGCCCCAGTCGCCAGTCTGACCGGACGTGCGGACCATGAACCGGCGCGGCTCCTGCTCCCGCAACCACGCGATACCACGGCCCAACTTTGTGTCCGTGAGGTGCGCGGTGAATCCAAAGATGTGAAGGTTTTGCCATTCGTCCAGCAACTCGGCCCACATCTGCAGGTAGTCGATAGAGTAGAAGTCACCGAGAACATGCAGGCGGATCAGGACGCGCTCATTCTTGGTGCAGGCAATGGTAACCTCTTCTTTGATCTGCGCTTCCAATTCGGGACCGGGCGACCATCGGCGAGCATAGTGCATTGAGTTGCCGTAGCACCCACGCCACATCTTGCAGTTGGTCGGGCATGTGGTGCGCTCTGGCAATGTCAGCGTGGCGATGTATGCGCCCTTGAGCCATCCCACGAGCACGTCACAACCGATCTTGGAATTGTTGCACCCATCCTTCAACACAAGCTCCGATCCGTCCGGCGTAAACACCCGATTTGGGAACATTGGGCCTGTTGCGTCCGCTGGCATTAAAACGCTCGGAGCGCCAAAAGGCACCGGAACTACCTTAAAACGGCGTCTATCGGCTACCTTTTCGGCACCTCTCGTCGCGCTGAGTGCCTTTCGTTGGTCTACCGTGCGCTGAGGTCCACGAGAATGACGAGGTTTTACTAGCCCCAGAGCTTTCTTGTCGGATTGCACGGTTGCGGCGGTTACATGGATGCCAAGCAGAGACAGTGCGTTGACGATCTGCGCTACGGTATTTCCCTCGTCGTGCAGCCGCTTTACTTCTGACTGTCGCTCTTGAACCTGCAGTGACTTGCTGCCCGCGCGTGGCTTGACGGCCGGAATTTTTGTGACTTCACCTGCGGCTACCTTGGCGTCGATCTGGGCGCGGAGTTCTGGATCCAGATCACCCATCAGCGATCACCCCAGAACTTCCACCAAGGGCGTTTAAC